TGGAATATTCTTTAGTGCCGCAGATACAGTAGCAGTTACAACAGGTGGAACTCTTAGAATATCAGTCGATAGTAATGGATTATCTGCTACTGGTGATATTAAAGCTAGTGACGGCGTAGTCTCTGGTAAAAGAGAAATAATTTCAACATTCAATACTAGTTCGGCTGTTACTGGCTCTCTTACAAGAGCACAGTCTGGTGGAATATTATTGATTGATGGCACTGAAGACAATGTAATCAACTTGCCTGCTGCGGCAACAGCAAACGTAGGGACGTTTTATGACTACATAGTTTTGACTATAGGTGCTAGTGATAAAACCACAATCTTTAATATCGCTGGTTCAGGTGGCAACTTCTTTGGCACATTAAGTCTATCGGGTGGTACTGCTGCTAATGCAGTTATCGATAATGCAGGTGATGCTCTTACATTGGTCAACTCAACAGTTGTTGGATCAAGAGGAAGAATAACATGCCTAGTAGATAATGGTACAAACGGAACGTGGCAAGTGGAATCAGTTGGTTCTCCAATTGCTACTATCGCATAAATATAATGAATAAGGAGAATACATTATGCTAGGGCAACAGTTCTACCACGAAACAGTACGCAACGTAGTTGTGGGTTTCGGAACAATTTTTAACAATATTCAGTTGGTTCGTAAGGATAACGCTGGAAAGGTTCAACAGACTATGAAGGTTCCCTTGGCATATGGTCCAAGGCAGAAGTTTCTTGTTCGGTTGAATGATGACGCAGACCTTAGTAAAGCTGCTGCGGTTACGTTGCCTCGTATTGGTTTTGAGATTACAGGACTTACCTATGACGCCGCTCGGAAACTAAACCGTGTTCAGAAATTCAAAAAGGTTAAGGGTGATAAGTCAGATCAATTGGACACGCAATATATGCCTGTTCCCTATAATGTTAATTTTCAACTTTATATTCTTGCAAAACAGTCAGATGATGCCCTGCAAATTGTTGAACAAATTCTACCATATTTTCAACCAGACTACACAATCACGTTGAATGATAACGCTGATATGGGTGTTAAAAAAGATATCCCTGTTATTCTAAACAGTATTTCTTATGAGGATGATTATCAGGGTGACTTCACTACAAGACGAGCAATCATCTATACTATGGATTTCACTTGTAAATTTTATCTATATGGCCCGGTTACTTCTAGTAAGGTTATCAAGACGGTACAGGTTGATGCATATACTGATCTGCCCGACAAATCACCCACACGACAGCAGAGACTTACAGTTACACCAAACCCAACTAGTGCGGATGCTGATGATGATTTTGGTTTCAATGAAGTTACATCGTTCTTCGAAGATGCGAAAAATTATAATGTAGTAACAGGTACAGATGAGTAATGTTATCGATAAAGCACTTGGAGTAGTTGGGGATGTTATTCCACCAGAAGCATCTTTGAATCCTAAAGCTAAAATGTCTGAGGTTTCTCGTTATCCAGACGACTTGCTTGATGGTGAAGATATAGATCAAGATTATAAGTATCAAAGAGAGAACTTCTATCGGTTGGTTGAACAAGGCTCTACTGCAATTGAGGGTATCCTTGAACTTGCAAGAGAAGGAGAACATCCACGGGCATACGAGGTTGCGGGACAGTTAATCAAGAATGTCGCAGAGGTTACCGAAAAACTTGGTGACTTGCAAGAGAAGATGAAGAAACTCAAAGAGGTTCCTAACAACGCACCGAAGAGTGTTACGAATGCATTGTTCGTTGGTAGTACTGCTGAGTTACAAAAAATGTTGAAGGGGAAATAATGTACGAATATAAATGCAAAATTGTTAAGGTAATAGATGGTGACACAGCTGACGTCGATATTGATCTTGGCTTTGGTGTTTGGATGAAGAAACAGAGAGTTCGCTTCTATGGTGTGGATACACCTGAGTCTAGGACAAGCGACAAAGAAGAGAAGGTCTATGGAATGATGGCAAAGGGGTTTGTTCAGAATCACCTTCCATTGGGTTCCACACAGACTCTACGCACTAAAAAAGATGGAGTGGGCAAGTACGGCCGCATCCTTGGTGAATTCCTTTATGAATATGAATGGGAAGGTGTCACCATCAAAACAACAGTCAACGAAGAACTTATTAAAACTCATAATGCAGTTCGTTATTTCGGACAGTCTAAGGATGATATTGCAGCAGAACATTTGGCAAATAGAGAGTTGTTAAAATAGTATTATGTCTGATAATCAATATCTAGGTAATCCAAATCTCAAGAAGGCTAATGTAGCACAAAACTGGACAAAGAAAGAACTTGTTGAGTACCAGAAATGTATGGAGAACCCACAATATTTCATAGAAAACTATGTAAAGATTGTGTCTCTTGATGAGGGTCTTGTACCATTTAAGATGTACGACTTTCAAAAAGAGATGGTAGGAACATTCCACAGCAATCGTTTCACTATCTGTAAACTACCCAGACAATCCGGTAAGTCTACAGTTATGATATCGTATTTGCTACATTACGCACTTTTCAACCCCAGTGTTAATATTGCTATCCTTGCCAATAAGGCAGCAACGGCACGGGACTTACTATCACGTTTGCAACTTGCGTATGAACATCTACCCAAGTGGTTGCAACAGGGTGTGATGAGTTGGAACAAAGGTTCATTGGAGTTAGAAAATGGTTCAAAAATTCTTGCCTCTTCTACTAGTGCTAGTGCCGTTCGTGGCGGTTCTTACAACATCATTTTTCTTGACGAGTTCGCGTATGTCCCCTCAAACGTGGCAGAACAGTTTTTTTCCTCTGTGTACCCCACAATTTCATCTGGTAAGACAACGAAGGTAATGATCGTTTCCACCCCGCATGGTATGAACATGTTCTATAAACTATGGGTGGATGCAGAGGAAGGTCGTAACACCTATATACCGATTGAGGTTCATTGGAGTGAGGTTCCGGGTAGAGATGATAAGTGGAAAGAAGAAACAATCAAGAACACCTCTCAGGCTCAGTTCAATACAGAGTTTGAGTGTGAGTTCCTTGGTTCTATTGATACACTGATTGCGCCCCATAAACTTAAACAGTTAACATATCGATCACCAAAACAGTCTAGTGGCGGTCTTGATGTCCATGTCCTGCCACAACCTGATCACACATACCTTCTAACTGCTGATGTTTCACGGGGAACAGCAAACGATTACTCTGCCTTTGTGGTTGTGGATGTGAGTGAAATACCATACAGGGTCGTTGCAAAATATCGTGATAATGAGATTAAACCTCTCATATTCCCATCTAAAATCTATGACACTGCGCGAGCATACAATCAAGCATTTGTGTTGATTGAGGTCAATGACATTGGAGAACAGGTTGCTAACTCTATGCAATTTGACTTGGAGTATGACAACCTTATTATGGCAAGTATGCGTGGGCGAGCGGGACAAGTCCTTGGTGGGGGGTTCAGTGGTGGTAGAGCTCAGTTGGGGGTAAGAACCACAAAGGCAACAAAGAAGATTGGTTGTTCAAACCTCAAACAGTTGGTTGAGGATAATAAACTTATTATTGAGGATTACGAATGTATTAATGAGTTATCAACCTTTATTGTTAAGGGTGCGTCGTTCGAAGCTGATGATGGATGTAACGATGACCTTGTTGCATGTCTCTTCATCTTTGCATGGGTCACAGACCAACAGTATTTCAAAGAATTGACTGATAACGATATCCGTAGAACGATGATGTCTGAGCAACAAGATGCTTTAGAACAGGATATGGCACCCTTTGGTTTCATAGTAAATGGACTTGAGGATGAGAATATTGGAGTAGTAGTAGACGAATACGGAACCCGTGTTTCCACAGTTATACGAGATGGTTCTGGAAGTTGGTAATATCCTAAATAAATTCGATTAAGTCATGATGTTTCTTGATATAACAGTTGTAACATAGAATGACAGATTGATCAATTAGGTGGAATACTTCTTTGCGGCTGGCATCACTTGTTCCAACTCTCTTGGATACTTTGCGTATCTCTGCATCATGAGGCCAGAATTTGAGACAGACATGTTCTGCCTCACCACAGTGAATACAGGATTTATCTGTGAGAAATTCGTTTAGGAGAAATACCCGCTTTTGGTAATTTCTTCGTGATACCTTCTTAATGGTATCTTTGTATTTTTCATAATGATCATTCATGATTCTATTTATATGATATAACACTTATAAAAGCGAGTTTTGTAAAAGAGTTTTTTTATAAATATCTGTATAACAAATAACTCTCTTTAAGTTAGGAGT